ATAAAAAGATTTGGGGGCGGGCCGGAACCCACCCCCGCATCATTTGGCTTATGCGCCGTCGTTGTTGACTGCGAACGACACGGCGTGGCGAACAGCCACGTCCATGGTTTGCAATGCAATAACGCGCAGGCCACCAGACGTCGCCAGAGCGGCGGTGTCCAGCGTGATGTCCAGACCACCATAGAAGCCAACCAGCAAGTCGGCGAAGTTGCCGAAATACAGGTCGCCAGCGGTGACTTGGTTTGAAACGATTGCACGATAGCCGTTGATGTTGCCATCAGGCTCAACGACAAACTGGCCTGAGCCGCTGTCTTTCGTGGTCGTTTTCAGAGCGCCATACATGCTGGCCGGCAAGATGTAGGCCAGATTTCCTTGCAGGGCGTTATCTTCTGCAACAGCCGTTTCCATGGCCACAACTTCAGCGAAAGTCGGGTTGGCAGCAGCAAAATCCGTCGGGTTGTTGATGCCCGAGGTGTTTTTGATGCCGGTCGGCTGACCTGATGAACCGGAGCCAGCAAGGGCGCCGAGGTCGATTGCAGTCGCAATGCCTTGAGCAAGGTCGTTACGGATGAGGTTTTCAACATCCATGCTGTTCTGTTGCAGCAGCAAACGGGTTACGTCTGAGTAGCCGCCAACAACCTTTGGAGACATGGTCACAGATGAGAAAGTGGCTTCAGTTTCAGAAGCGGCACCGCCCTCGGTTGCAATCCATGCCGGAGCTGAACCAGCAGTTTTCTTCGGGATTACGACGTTGCCTTGCAGACCTTGCAGGGTCGTGGCACCGGCTTGCATTACGCTTGAAGCGTTGCGCAGAACGTCGATGAAATCGCCGCCGCGATAGTCTTCTGAAATCAGAGTGCTATCGTCTGAGCTGTTGATGTCGCGCTGTGACCATGAACGCAGAACGTCGGTCGGCAGCATTACACCGCGAGCAGCCATGCCGGTGGCACGCTGAGCAGCTTCAGAGGCTTCAAATTCAAAGCGGGCATCGTCTTGAGCTTGACGGTCGGCAGGGTTTGCCATGGCGCGGATTGCTTTCATCAGGCTGAATTCGCGAACTTCTTTTTCGCTCAGGCCAATGTCGGCATTTTCCAGCGGCTTGTTGCCGATTACTTCCAGCAGCTCGCCACGGAATTGGTCGAGGCTTTTGCCTTCAGCAACAGCTTTTTGAGCGAGCTCAGATTGATGGTGACGTGCGCCCAAGTCATAGATGCGGGCGACTTCTTTTGCAGTGTTTTCGCGAACTTCTTTGGCTGTGGCCTCGCGAACTTCGGCTTTTACTGCATCAATATCGAATTCAGACATTTCGTCTTTCCTTTCTTCGATTTGAGTTTCAGTTTCAGGGGTTTTCAAAGTTGCTTCATCGGAGCGCCCTAAACCGACGGTGACGTCCGCCGGAATCGAAACGACCGATACCTCACGCGGTGACCAGTTGACGACGCGGTATGTCTCATCGCCTTCACGCACCATGCGGTCGATTTCATAACCGACCGAGATGTTTGCCTTGATACCATCGACAACATCTTCAAAAACCTCTTTACCCAGTCCATTTCGACTAAAACGAACAACAGCCCGCAGACGGCGGTCGGTGTCGAGGCTCACACTCTCGACCACACCGATTTGCCGGTTCGGGTCATGCCCGTCCAACAATGGCGCACGACCGCTGTTCAGAAACGACAGGTCGATGCTTTCTTCGCTGTGGTCAAGAATTTCGTCGCCAAACGAACGGCGAACCGGCTCTTCTGAGCTGACGGCTATCCGGACGCGGCGGGTTTTCTCATCAATTGATTTTTCGCTGATTTCGATGGCGCGTTTCTGAACACCTTCGGTGAGCATACGTTCCATCTCTTCCTCGGCAACCTCTTCGGCGTCGTATCCGCGAGGCTCTTCGGCTTCAGCTTCGGGTTCTTTTTCAAAAACAACGGTGACCGTCTCTTCTGTCTCTTCGACAGCGACGACGTGGCGCTCAGCTTCTTCGGCCGGCGCCTCGATAATTTCTTCGGTGTTTTCTCTCAAATCGGTCATATCTTTCGCCTCTTTGTTTGGCAGATTGTTTGTAATGTTACGCTCTTCATCTTCCTTTTTCAAGCGCTCGACGATAGCGGTCGACCATGTGTCTGCCGGCGTTCCACCCCACAAGGCGTGCGCGATGCGCCCGTTCGACGGATAACCATCCTCGTTCGGGCGAAAACCTTCGGCCTCGTGGTCGACCTCGTGGCGCCGAAAGAAAGAATACATGCGCTTGACTGTGCTTTCGGACAAATTCTTGCCGTTCACAATGTCGCGGGCGCGAGCGATACCGACCTCAGTGCCGCCTCGGCCATACTCGCGACGCCAGTCGAGGCCACGCTGTGCCTCTTCTTTCATTCCTTCGGTTGGCTTATAGCTCGCCATCGTCGCCACCCGTCACAGATACGTCGGCGGGCGTCTTCTGACCGAACGGCTCGAAAGCCATCTTGAGGCCATAGCGCTCAGCCATCTCTTTGTCGCTCTGAATTTGAGCGAACAGCTCTTCGACGTCGCGGCCGTAATTGGCTGCGATGTCGTTCATGCTGATGAGGCCATTGGTCAAGCCGGTCACAGCCGCTTGGATTTCACGCTGCGGGTCGACCCATGCGAAGCCACGACCGCGCCATTGTGAGTTGTCTGAGAACTTGTCAAACTTGTCGGCGGTAATCGGAACCGAGCCAAAGTCCAGCGCGTTTCGCAGCCAGATGTCATACACCGGCTGACAGAAATGCTCAATCAAGAATGACTGCAACATCTTATAATGGTCGCGCTCTTCGATGGTTCCTTGGCGAATTGACGAATAAGAGACACCGCTCAGGTCGTTCGAGAGGCTGGTATAAGAGACGTTCAGACCTGACGCGATACCCCGCAGCACAGCCTTTTCAAAATCATTGAAAGCGCTGGTCGGGTGCGTCGGGTCGATGAGCTTTAAGTCCATATTGGCCGGAAGCTCATAAACTGAGGCCGGTTCCATGTCGATGATGGGTGTTTCTTCTTGCATGTCATCGCCAGAAAACTCGTCACCCGATTGCGTTGTGAGAACAGCAAACTTTGCAGCAGCAGCGCGAGCGGCTGTCAGTTCAGCCTCGCGATAGCCATGCAGCATCTTGATGGCCGGCATAGCCGGAGCCATGAACGGTTCGCCGCGGTTCTGGTGCGTGCGGTTCGGCATAAAGATGTGAAGCATCTCATAAGCCGGCACGCGCTCATGGCGCTGCGTTTCATAGTGGCTTGAGTAAGTGTCATTCGGGTGTTTCTGAAACACGTGATAAGCGACCGGCCGGTGATACTCGTCAAGCTCGACACCCATGCGCACCTTGTTGCCATTGCGCTCGACACCGTTTTTCTTGTCGTCGATGAGGTCGCTCTCGATGAATTGGAATGAGACGCCATCTTTCAGGCCGGCGCCTTTCAGAACGCGGATGAAAACTTCACCATCGCGCACCAGTGTTTCAGCAGCGAACCGCTGCATATCCAGCCACGACATGCGGCCGCTGATTTCGCAGTTGCCTTTTTTGCCCCATGCCTTGAACGCATTCTCGATGATTTTGTTGCCGGCTGCATCGAGCGACCGGTCAGAGTTACGCGCACGAACCTGCAATGAAAAACCGCTCTCGCCGATGACGTTGGTTTTGATGAGGTTCAAATATCGTTTGGCATATTCGTTATTGCGAGCAAGGTCGCGGCTTCGAGCGCGGAGAACCGGCAGCGCATTGCGCAGCTCGTCGTCAGCAGATGTTTCGCTGATACGGAAATCAGCAAAAAGCCGTCCTTGGTCGGCGGCTGCATATTTCCGGCGGGCTAATTGACGGCCGCTGCGTTGTGTCTTCTGGCCAGTGTTGCGGCGTAAGAAATCAAACACACCCATAGTTAAAACCTTCCGAGGATTGTGTAGCCGGCTTTTTTGCCTAGCTTGATGCGCTCTTTGCGCTTCTCATTGGCGAATTCGGCGCGGTAATAATCGCGCCATTCCAGCAGCTCTTTCGGTGACAGCTTATTCAAGCTGCGGCCGTTGATGCTATAGCTCTCGACGTCGGCGTCGGCCTTGCCTTGTAGCAGGCTTTCGAGTTTGCCAATCATGATTTCAGCATGAGACCGCGGGTCGGCGTTGTTTACGTCGAGGTCAGCAATCGCGGTGAACGAACCACGGTCGACGACGATGCGGTTGCCGGATGCCGTCTCGGTAATTTCGAGCTGCCAGTGGTAGTAACCGACGTTAAAGTCTGCGCTGGTCGCGCTGTCGACTGTAAAAAGATACGTGCCATCGGTCTCGGTGGCGGCTAGTTTGATTTCGCTTGACCCACCGCCGGTAATGCGGGCGACGTATTCTGCCGAGTGTGTTGCCAGTGGGTAATCGGCGACGAGGTCGCTGCGCTTCCATTGAATGAAGTCGCCGACGACGATTTCGTTCGGCGCACCTTCGGGGGCATTGTTCGCATCAAAAAGGTTAGCCATTTGTTAAAATCCCCGACGGAAAAAATGTTTGTTTCTTGTCGCGACGCTTTGCATTTTTTGCATGACGCCCACGACGCCTCACCTTTGTCTTGACCCGTGGCGATGCGACATTCGATTTCCTTGCCATTACCGCCACCCATTGACGAACCCGCCACCACGTCGAGGCTGCTGCACGCGGCGGCGTTTTGTTGGTTGCGCATCAGCCTCAGTGGCTTTCTGCGCCCGTTTTGCAGACCGTTGTGCCAATAGATTAACGGAAATCCCGAGACAATTCAATGCCGCGTAAGCGTAAACAAAAGTGTCGAGCGCTTCGTTGCGTCGGCGCGTCTTAACCCACTCGCGTTTGTAAAAGCCTTTGTGGTATTTTTTGACTACTTTTTCGGCCGTTAGCTGCAAGAAATATTCCTCGTCGAGCGTATCCGGAAAATGAATATATCCCGCGCCCTCTTCTCGGATTTGCAGCCGCGAATAAATCGTCTCTTTCGCAGTATCGACGCCAATCGGAAACAGCGGGCATTTGATGTGGTTGTTCTTCGATGGTCGACCGACGATTGCCTTGCCCTCACCGCCGACACCTTTGATGGCGAATATGCGCCGGCCGTAACGTGGCTTGCAGAACTGATAGACCGCTTGCGTGTGGTGACCGCCGCTGTCAATGCACGTGGCGCGGATGCCGAGCGTTCGACCGTCTTCGGTTTCCCACGTCGTCTGCAAATAGTGGTCGAGGTCATTCCATACGTTCGCCGACGATGGGTCGCCATGAAAAGTCTGCGTCTCGATGACGTGAGCCTCTTCGTCACGCGACCATAAGATGGCTTGGCTTTCGAGCCGGTCATCCTGAACGTCGACACCGGCTGTCACGATGACGCCACTCTCCGGCAGGTTACCCCATGCCGGCTCGACATTTGCCATGACATCGAGCTCGTCGACACCTTCGCCCTCTTCGGTAAAGGTCTCGCCAAAAAATGTATTGACGAAAACGCGGAGCTGAGCGGGGTCGCGCTTGGCGACGAGGAACTGACGCACCGCGCTTTCAAGTGATGTCCATGGGCTGTATAAGCCATTAAGTCGAAACCCCGCCGTATCGACGAACGGCGCGGTGGCTCGCCATTCTCCCCGCCTTACCGCGCGAAAGCGGTCAGCGTCATTCCACAGCCCGCCACATTCTTCGCACGCATATGCCGCCGTCTCCGGCTTGTCGGTTTCCCAATGAACATTTGACCACCGTAATGTTTGCATATGCTCGCAATGCGGGCATGGGACATGATACTCGCGCTTGTCGCTTTTTTCAAACTCTGCCTCGATACGGCTTTGGCCGGCCACGGTCGGCGTCGACACCATGACAAACTTGCGATTGTGAAACGTGGCCGCGCGTCTTTTTGCGAGCTCGCACGGGTCGCCTTCGGTTCCGGCTGAGAACGGAAACCGGTCGACCTCATCCATCAAAACGACGCGACACGGACGTGACGCAAGAGAGCTCGGGCTGTTTGCGCCACACATCGTAATGTGACCGCCGGCAAAGTTTTTCTTAAGCGTTGTGTTGCCACTATCGCGGGCCCTCGGGTCCTTGACCTTGCCCTTGAGCGCCGGTGTGTCGCGCAGCATAGGCGCGAGCCGGTCTTTGGAGAACGTCTGTGCCATGTCGAGCGTCGGTTGGACACACAGCAATGGCGATGGCTCCATGTCGACATGATAACCGATGAGGTTCAAAATCATTTCGGTCTTGCCAACCTGCGCGCACGACATGATGACCACGCTCTCGACGCCATCGTCCGAGATTGCATCCATGATGCCGCGTTGGTATTCGGCCGCGGACGTATTCCACACGCCAGCCTCGCTCGACGCTTCCGGCGAGAGCCGGCGATATTTGTCGGCCCATTCGGAAATCGACATCTCCGGCGGCGGCGCTATGAGCTCGAGGACCCTATGCGTCGCCGTCTTCGCTGCTGGCAAATTCGGTATCGTCAGCTTCATATGTTTCCACCATCATATCTGACAGCTCTTCGAGAGCTGCGTTTATATGCCGACGCAAAACGGCCTTAGCCTCTTTCACATCAGCGGCGGCAAAAATATCCGGTGCCGCCTTCGCCGGAACGGCCAACATGCGTGACCGAAAATTGCCATATATCTCGTCATTGATTGCGTTGACGACGTCGAGTGATAGCACCTCGCCGCGTTCTTTCTGCAATTCAATTTCAGCCATCTCTGCCTCGGCCGCAATCTTGCGTGCCCTCGCTTCGTCATAGCTTATGATGCCCTCGGCGGTCGGTATCTTGCCGAGCAAAGCCTTGGCTGCTTCGTCGAGCCGGTATTTTCTTGTCTTGCCTTTTGTCTCGACCGGCTTTATACCGGCAAGCCTTGCCGCCACAGTGCGCCGGTCCATCTTAAACTCGACGGCAAGCGCTGAAACGGTCCATGTTTTCGCGGTCATAGCCATGTTTTCTGTTACTCCTTCGCGCAATAATCTTTCGTCGATTGTGGTGTTTTAAGAATTTTCTGTCGCTAGAATTTATTTGCGGTCGAGCGATACC